TTCTCTATATTCCAAACTGTACTGGCTAGTCTATACACCGACAGACTAATGGTTGAGTGGATGGGGAGAGAAGAGGGAGATGATGAAACGGCTGAGAACTTAAACACACTAGCTGAAAACGATTATGAGGACATGGGCAAGGATGAGCTAGACTTCTACTGGATTTGGAATACACTATTCTTTGGTAGAGGCATGGTGGATTTATCAGAGTATCATCGTGACCCAGAAACAAACACATATTTACCTATACCTGAACTAATTGACAACATGACATTCCTGCGTGATCCAAACGCTTCTTCTATCAATGGAGATAGGAAAGGTCGTGGTTCATGTAGATTCTTCGGTAGTGAGATAACCATGACTAAGAGAGATATTGAGGACTTACCAGACTTGGTAGACGGCTTTGATATGCATGAGATTAAGTTCGGACAGGGTAAAGACTCACTAACTAAGGATTCAAGAGAGGCTAGAAACACCGCACAAGGTCGCCAAACACAGAAGATGGAGAGTCAAGCGGCGTTAAAGGACAATGGAGAATATGATATTACTCGCTGGTTCACATACGCCAACATTGAAGGTAGAACACAGAAGGTAAAAGTATGGTTAGCCAATGAAAGAGCTAAGGTAATTGCTGTTAAAGTCTTGGGTGATGATGACTGGACAATCATAGATAGACCACTTTATCCTACTGCCGGTGACTGGGATGGTACATCACTACCCGATCTAATTGAAGATAAGCAACGAGCAAGAGCTGTGGCACAGAATCTTGGGTTAAATGCTATGAAAGCAGACCTCTACCCAATGTATATTTACGATTCCAACAAGATTAGTAACAGAAAAGACTTAAACTTTGATTTTGACAAGTTTATTCCTATGGATGGCAAGGGTGAGAACCTTAATACGGCTATAATGCCAATGATTAAGAGTAGACCAAATATGCAACTCTTAGACTTCATCTACACCTCACTAGATGTTTCTTCTCAAAAGGCTACCGCTACTCCTGAACTTCAACAGGGTGCTATGTCAGACAATGAGAGAACACTCGGAGAACTTAACCTGATTGCTTCTAAAGCTGATACACGCTACTCACTATCCGCTAAAGTGTTCGGTTGGAGTGAAAGAGATTTTTGGCGACAATGGTACAGACTATATAAAGACAACTTTGAATCTAAGATTGATGAGAAGATTGTCAGGTTATCAGGAACATTTGGTGCTAAGTTCAAGAAACTAACAAGAGAAAACATCATCACGGAGATAGACCCAGATGTAAAGATTGAGAGTAAGGTACTAAGTAGAGCTAAACAACTAGAGGAACGCCAAACATTGACTGTATTCTTTGGTCTAGCCCTTGCCGAGCCAACTGCTAATCGTAGATATGGATTAAGGAAACTAGCCAAGTTGAATGGAATGGAGAAAGACGAGATTGAGCGTCTATTCCCTCTAACCATTGATGAGAGAATTGCCGAAGATCAAAACGAACTATTGAGTGATAACGAATTTGTTGAAGTATTGGCAGAGGACGACCACAATGTTCACTTAGAGGTGCATAACAAGGCTTCTGATACAGACGCAAAGGAAGCTCACATCAAAACTCATGAGAAAGCTTTGTCTATAAAGAAAACAAACCCTGAGTTCTTCCCAGAGGAAGATGTAACCGAGTATCAACCAGCAACAGAGGATGGTAGTGGAGGCGTATCAGAGTTACCACAGCCAATTAAACCAATTAGTCCTAGTCAGACATCTAACCAACCATGAGCTTATTTGAGTCGGACAAAGATAAACAGTTAGGAGTTTCAAGCTTCACCAACTTAATGAATAGCCCGGGATGGAAGTTGATAGTTGAGATACTAGACGAGAACATCAGTATAGTAACAAAGCAGATTCTTAGTGGTAGTGACGAAGAGAACCAAGTGAATATGGATAGGTTGAGAGATAAACTAAGAGTATATGAAGAAGTAAAGGACACGCCAAAGCTTATGATTAAGGCTCTTGAAGCACCATCTTCAAACCCTGTAAAGATTGACCCTTATCAAACAGTAGAAGAATTAAAAAAAGAAAGGAACAAATCTTGAGTTGTGGTATAATAAAATCAATAGCAATTAACGGAAAAACCGAATATGCCAGACAACAACCCCCAAGACGAAAACAATGAAGAACAACAGCAGGAGGAAAGTATTGAGAAGGCAACGATTGGTGATGAAGAGGAAAGCAAAGATGAGGAGAAACAGGAGAACGGAGAGCAAGAAGAGAGTAACGAGGATGGAGAAAACAAAACCGAGAAAGAAGATGACGAGGTACTCAACCCTGACGATGTAGATGTTGAGGTAAGAACAACCGACAAAAAAGTAGAGGGTGAAGAGGAAGATGATACTGACCCAGAGGATAGGTCTATCATTGACAAGAGAGTTCAAAGAGAAACAGCACCTATTAAAGAAGAACTACAACGACAAAGAGATACAAATGAAGTAGATGGTTTTATTAGAGATAACCCCGAGTTTGGTAAATATCGTAAGGTAGCCTTGAAATATATGGCTAACTCTTCTTATGGTAATATCCCTGCTCACAACATCATGGCTATCGTTTCTTCAAGAGATCAACAGAAACTAGGAGCAAGAAGAGAAAGAATTGCTGACAAGAAAGCTAGAGATACTCAAAGTGGTGGCTCAAGTGGCAGAAAAGGTGGTGTCGGTGCTAAAGACTGGTCTAAGGCTTCACCAGAAGAGATACAAGCACAGAAGAATAAGATTTACGAAAGAGATATTTAATATGGCTAAACGACAAAAGATGATGACCGAAATTGGATGGAGAATTAAGTTTGGAAAAGAAAATTATGGTGATTATGTTTTTATAGAAGGCGTACCAAACCCAAATAGTTCTACTAAAGCACAAAGGAAACACTTAGCAGGAGTTATTAAAGAATCAATGAAGATATTAACAGAACAAGCTACTGATACTATACTAAAGGTTCATAGTGGTAAAACAAGAAGTGATGTAATGGCAGAGGAAGTTGACAAAGAATTTAATAAATTATCAAACAATTAAATAAAATGCCTAAAAACATAGAACTAACATTAAAAGAATTAAAAGCCGAAGCGGTTAAACTTGGTGTACCAGTAAGTGAAGCAGACCAATATAAGACCAAAGCTCAAGTCAAGACGCTTATTAACACTCTTAAAGCTAAGGAAACAGTTCAAAAGGTAGATGAACTAGAATCTCCCGATGTAGTTGATAATAAAGAAGATAAAGATAAATGGAGTAATAAAGCTGAAGTAATGGGTAGAGCATTGGCTAAACAGCCAAAGGTTCGTATGTTACTACCACTAGAACCTAACGAAAAAGCAGGTGTTGTTACCACAGAGATTATACGAGAGATGGAAGTTACCACCTTAGTTAGTGGAGCATACCAACCAGTTACCCTTAATGGATTTAAGACACATTGTCCAAAGGGAGTATATTTTTCAGCACCAGAACAAATAGCTAAGGTGTTAGAAAAAGCACACAAACAAACAAGTGAAGCAGGTAAGAACTTCTTGATTGATAGAGAAGAAAAAACACAAACTGCCCTTTCTTGAGGCTAAAGATGTACTTGACTTAGGGTATAGTTATTTGAGAAAATAGAGCATATACAGAAGTGTAACGGAAAAACCGAGCATTTGGTCTAACGACCGAGTGCTTTTTTTATTAACAATCACTAAAAATAAATAAATGGCAAATACAACACGATCAGCAGTTCAAACATCTGGAACATCAACAGGAACAATTCCAAGAGAAGTAAGTTGCTTTTATGATAAAGCCCTATTAGATAGAGCCGTACCAGCTTTTGTTCATAATCGTTTCGCTCAAGTTAGAGATTTGCCAAGAAACTCAGGTACTAATATCATCAAGTTCAGAAGATATGGAAGCTTAACAGCTAACACAACAGCCTTAACTGAAGGTGTAACCCCATCGGGTACATCATTAAGTGTGACTGATGTTTCCGCAACAGTCTTACAGTATGGTGACTATGTAACCCTCACAGACATAGTTCAAATGGAAACTTATGACCCAATCCTTACAGAAACAGCAGAGGTCTTAGGTGAACAGGCAGGAGATTCGTTAGATCAGCTTTGTAGAGATATTATCGCCGCAGGTACTACCATTCAATACGCTTCTACCGCCACAACAGTCGCCGAGATTGACGACCCAATGAAGTTGGATAGAGCAGAAGTTAAAGAAGCCGTAAGAACTCTTAAAGCCAATGACGCTAAACCAATTAAGAGCATGGTTAACCCTTCTACTGGATACAACACCACACCAGTTGGCAACTCTTATGTAGGTATCGTTCATCCTTATACAACTTACGACTTAGACGATGCAACAGGTTGGATTCCAGTTGAGAAATATCCCAACAAATCTAATGTCATGCCTAACGAGGTAGGGTCACTAGCAGGTGTCAGATTCATTGAATCTACAAACGCTAAGACAGCTTCCGGTACTTTAGTCACTACGGTTTACAAGACAATCATTTTAGCCCAAAACGCTTATGCAATGACTCGTATCTCAGGTGAGAGTCTTAAAAACATCGTGAAGCCTTTAGGTTCAGCAGGAACATCCGACCCTCTTAATCAAAGGTCTACATCAGGTTGGAAAGCAACTTATATCGCTACGATTCTTAACCAAGATTTCCTAGTCGTTATAAATCATGCAGTATCAGCCTAATACTAATTAAATAATAAAACAAAATGAGTGCAACAAGTACACAGTCCATGCAACCAGCAGATAATAACAATGTCGCAGTTGGAAGCTATATAGATACAGGCACAGCCGCCGCCGTAACTATTACAACAGGCTTTAAGCCAAGATTTGTAAGAGTAATAAATGAAGATGGTGATTGCCACGAAGAATGGTATGAAGGTATGGCAGACGCAGAATCTATGAAAATGCTTACTGGTGGAACATATGAAAAGATGACCTCTCACGGTATCACAGTTTCAGATTCAGGTTTCATAATCGGTTTAGATACTGATATAAATGTAACCAGCCAACAGCTCAGTTGGATCGCATTAGGATAGACATTATCAACTAAATAAACATAAAACATGGGTAAACCAAAAGTAAATAGTCAAACATCAGCAGGTAATTTGGAACTTGAAAGAGTCCTCAAATACATAATGAACGAGATTGAGGGAAAATTTACCCCCGGTAATGTTTATGTTGTATTCAATTCCTCAGATTCCGCTTATGTTCAATACTACAAAGACCACAACAGAATCTATGATGATGGTACAGAGATGGTTCACACCAGCCTTGCCACAGCTTACGCCGCTTCTACTTCTAATAGAAACGACATTATTCTCTTAAATGCTCAAAACGCACACGCAGTTACTTCAATGTTAACTACTTCCAACAACAGAACTCACTTTATGAGTATGAGTATGAGAGGTGGATCATTAGGAATGGGTGCAAGATCAAGAATCACAATGGGAAGTTCCACAGTAGCCGCAGACATAGCTTTATTAAAGAACACAGGTGTAGGTAATACATTCACAGGAATCAAGTTTGATTCTTCAAGCACAGAAGCTTTAAGTCTTTACTCAGTTGCAGAAGGTGGAGAATATACCATTTACAGAGGTTGTGAATTCTACAAGTCATCCGACTTAGATGAAACCACCGCCGCAGAATTGTTACACAATGGTGACTCTACTCAATACATTGACTGTTACTTTGGATCAAGTGCAAACGCAATTTCTACCGCAATCATAAGACCATGTGTTCAGTTAGCTAAAAATCTAGTTAGCGGTAGTGCCGTTAGCCGAGATACTATTTTCAAAGATTGTACTTTTGCAAGATTAGCAGGTGGAACTGCCAACTCTTTTGTAGACGCAACAGGCGTAAACGATGTTGAGAGATTCTTAGAATTCAAAGATTGTACATTCCTAGCCGCAGAATTAGGATCAGTACCAGCCGAAGCAATTACCGCTTCTGGTGGAAAACAAGAAAGAGGAATAATCATGTCAAACAATTCTATTTGCTTTAACTGTACCCTTCTAGCAGAAGCCTCAGTTGGAGTTCATGTTTACGGAACAAGTGTCACCTACAATACAGGTGGAATAGCTAAAGACGCTTAATAATTAAATAAATAAATGAGTAAGAAAAACCCAGATTTCAGTAAAAAGTCAAAAGGTTACTACACAGATATTGTTTTTGAGGAAAGAAAAGACGGTAAGTTTAATAAGATTTGGCTTAACGGCAAAAAGAAAGTAAATGTTGAAGTCGTATTAGAAAGGTAAACAATGGCATTACCCGATGTACAACCACTCCCAGTAGATGGACAAGGAAATGTTCTTAAAGATGGTGTATGGAGTCCTTATATATGTGAGAAGCTAATTACTTTCACCGGGGGAACAGCTAACACTTGGGGAGATTATGATGGTACAGCAGATGGTGGAGCAGTCTTTTTAGTAACAGGAACAGTCAGAGCTAGAATTTTCGGAGTAGTTGAAACATCAGTAGTTGGTGCAGGTACTATTGAACTGGGTATAACAGGTGCTACGGCGGTTTTAATAGCTCAAGTAGCAGACGCAGAAGATTTAGATGTTGGTGAGATTTGGCATGA